ATACCCGATCATGGTATCATTTTTGACGATGAGTGCCATGTAACCCTAACTAACATCACTTCGATAACTGGATTTTTCGGGTGAGTGTAAAGGAGATAAAACATGGCTGACGCAGCTACAGTAGTCATGAAGACTACAGTTCTACCGGACGAGATAGCCAAAACTATCGAAGCCACAACCACTATTTCGCCGAAGGACGCGAATGACAAGTGGTACTACAAACTAACCAGTGTTACAGCAGCAAGCACAGATCTGATTGCGGGTTATTATACCGATTATACCGCAGTAAATGCCAATGTGCAGCCGACAGCAGTAGCAACAGGTGATAAAGTTGAGTTCATTTATATTAAAAACACGGACGCAGCTAATCATATCTATGTTGTTTTTGATGCTGGAACTGCGGCAAACACAACTGATGACGCGGTAAAAATCAGTCCTAATGAGTCTTTCTTTGCTAGGCTTCCAAATTGTACGGTTGCTGGAATACACGCTATTGGTCACGATGGCTCAAGCGCAGCGACTGCAACATGCATTGTAGCAGCATTATTGGATGACGTTGCATAGGGATTGGCTGAATGGCTAAGATCGACAAGTCCAAGATGAAATGCAACAAGCCGAAGCGTCAGATTTCTGGCGGTAAAAAGTCTGTTGTAAAAGCTTGCGACAAAGGCAAAGAAAAGATTGTTAGATTTGGCGATGCCAATATGACCATCAAAAAGTCAAACCCTAAACGTCGAAAGTCGTTTAGGGCTAGACACGGCTGTGATAAAGGCACACTGGATAAACTAAAGGCTAAGTATTGGTCTTGTAGAGAGTGGTGATTAAGGTGGATAAGAACGTACAGCTTTTATTTTGGGGCGCGGGATTATCCCTTTCATCTGTTGGTCTTATTTGGATGATTACTACACTTGTGAGTGTAGATAAGAGAACAGAGGTCATGGATGTAAAGATTGATCACTTGGTTCAGTCTGTAGAAGAACTAACAGAAAGGAAGTTTAGTTTTGATAAGTCGTGGACAAATATCATCCCAAGTATCCAAGTCACCTCGGAGGCAAACTAATGGCAAAAAAGAAGTCAAAAAAAGACGCTTGTTATCACAAAGTAAAAAGCCGATACAAAGTCTGGCCCAGCGCATACGCTTCAGGGGCACTTTCTAAGTGTCGAAAAGTAGGAGCAAAGAACTGGGGAAATTCCGCAAAGAAAGCAGAGGGTGGAGTAGTTTCCGCTATTGATAACCCTAAAAGACCTCCAAAGAAAAAACTTGTAAGTGGTGGTTACATTGCTGCTGGCTGTGGACCTGCCATGCAAGAAAGCAAACGAAAAGTTACAAGGAACTTCTGATGGCAAAGAAGAATACTTTACGCGATTGGTTTTCTAAGAATGACGGCAAAGGATGGGTTGACTGTAAAACGGGCAAACCCTGTGGTCGTCAAAAAGGAGAGAAGCGTAAAGGATATCCTGCTTGTAGACCTACTATGGCGCAGTGTACTTCCGCTGCAAAGAAGAAGAAATCATCTAAACGTATTAGCTGGAAAAATAAAAAAGCTAACGGTGGATTGGTAAGAGTGTTTTAAAAGGAGAACTAACATGGCAATGAAGAAAAAAGGTTATCGCGCTGGCGGTAAAATTAAACCCAAAGGAATGAAAGCTGGCGGTAAAGTTAAACCCAAAGGTATGAAAAACGGCGGCAAGGTTAAGCCCAAAGGAATGGCTAACGGTGGTAAAGTACAAGTTTCAGGTTTGGGATTCAAAGGGGTTTTCTAACTTAAATGCCATACCTACAAAGTAACATACCTTATTTTAAGGCTTGGGTTCGTCGTGAATATACTCATAATCATGAGAAATATCACGGCGAGTTTCTGCATGCTATGGTTGTTGCTGTGACTACAATTCCGAATCGGTCTCTTAGTTTTCAAGTTGTCTTTACTGGTTGTGAAGCAGAAGGAGAAGAAGAGGACACCGCTCATGGTGGTGCAATGTGGGCTAGAATGCCTATCACAGCACTGGTTGCAGACATACCTTTAGGGGAGTGGCCTGAACCCATGGCAACGCATGATGCACAGCCTTGGGACTGTTCTTCACATCATCATGCAGTATATACGTTAGACAGAGCTACACCATGTCCTTGGTTAGCCAAAATAAACGGTGAAATGTTTCCCGCTAAATACTTGTTCACTGTAGACTACACCAACAGTGAGATTGCTGATGATCCAGCACAGCATAAGCAAAGCCATGTTTTACAGCTTTTAGATGCTGGAGAGTGGACGGGTAATATTGTTGCTCTACCAAATAATCGGGTGCGAGTAACACATCCGGCTTGGTTTGCGGTAGGCGAGGGCGCACCAGACTTTAGGCCCTCTCAACATATACACTATTCAAAAAGTGATTTAGACTATACACTGGATGTAAATAGAGTTTTCGATAATCTTTATAATGAGGATAATGACGATGGAAAAGAAGAAACCGATACCTGAAGGCCCTAAAGGAAAAGGACTGAGAGCGTTAAAAGAGAAAGCACCAGAAGTCGCTGCTCGTATGGGGTATAAAAAGGGCGGATGCGTTATGGTAAAGACTAACCAGAAACCACATATGAGTTAAGCTATGGCAACTTCAGGATCAAGAGACTTTGAACTCGATGTAGCAGACATCATCGAAGAAGCGTATGAGCGTTGTGGAATAGAGGTTCGCACAGGATACGACGCTAAAACTGCTCGTAGGTCTTTGAATCTTATGTTTGCGGACTGGGCCAACCGTGGTCTAAACTTGTGGACCGTGAAGCAGGGTACAATTACACTTACCAAAGGCACCGCTCAACAAACCCTGACGGCTGATGTGGTGGATCTTTTAGAGGTTGTTTTGCGACGTGGTGGAACGGACTTTGAGATTCAAAAGATAAGTCGAGGAGAGTATCTTACTTTACCTGCCAAAACCACTGAGGGTCGTCCTAGTCAAGTTTATTTTGACAGGCAAATCACACCTGTTATGAATATATGGCCTACGCCAGAAAACTCTACGGATCAATTGATTTATTATTATGTGCAACGAATCGAAGATGCTGATACTCTTACTAATACTACTGATATGCCTTTTCGTTTCTATCCTTGCATGGTGGCTGGATTAGCTTATTACCTGTCTATGAAACGAGCGTTAGATAGAACTCAGCTTCTTAAATCTGTATACGAAGAAGAGTTTCAACGTGCAGCGGATGAGGATGAGGCAAGAACTCCTCTTAAACTCCAACCTAGCATACAATACTTGAGGGTATAATGGCTTTTGCATCGGGTAAAAAAGCATTTGGAATATCAGACAGGTCTGGTTTTCGCTATCGTCTGAGGGACATGAAGCAAGAGTGGAATGGTCTTTTAGTCGGACCCGATGAGTTTGAGGCAAAACATCCTCAGTTGTTTCCCCCAAGAATAGGGACAGATCCACAAGCATTGCAAAACCCTAGACCAGAGACCGGGTTAACGGAGCAAAGAGCTTTTCAGTATGGGTTTAATCCTGTTGGTTTTAAAGAAATTCCCGGCATAATAGATGAAAATGATCTTGTAGCTACAGGATTTGTAGGAACAGTTACAGTGGTGATAACATGAGTTTTACTTACGACGGTTTAAAACAAGCAATTCAAGATTATACGGAAAACTCGGAGACGACTTTCGTAAACAATCTTCCTATATTCATCAGGGCTGCTGAAGAACGCATATTAAAAAATGTGCAGTTGAATTTATTTATGCGTAATCAGGTTGGTGCAATGGCTGCTGGCAATCAGTATCTTGGTGCACCTAGTGACTTCTTAGCTCCTTTTTCCGTAAGTATTTATAAAGGAACGACTTCGGGAGACTATGAAAAAGAGTATCTAGAGTTTAAAGATCTATCTTTTATTGAAACCTTTCACCCAGATTATACTGTTCGAGGTAAACCAAGATACTATGCTCAGTTTGACGTGGGTAACTTTATTTTAGCTCCAACGCCAGACGTAGCGTATGATGTGGAGGTTCAGTACATGTTTAGACCTGCTAGTTTAACGTCTGGTGCAGGAACGGATACATCGTGGTTAAGTGAAAATGCAGAGCTTTCTCTGTTGTATGGCTCATTGGTAGAAGCATATATCTTTATGAAAGGTGAGCAGGATATTATGGCACAATACAATCAAAGGTTTACTGAGGCGTTGACTGGTCTTAAAATGCTAGGTGAAGCAAAAGAAACCACACAAGATTACCGTGTGGGTAAAGTTGTTAGGAACAAAACGTAATGTTTAAATTAAACTTTGATATTCCAAAGGATCCAATTGTTACTGTGCAAACAACACAGAATCGAGGATTTACTCCCGATGAGGTTGCAGAACGTTGTGTAGAAAAGTTGATTAGTGTATCTGATGATGCACACCCTGCTATCAGGGATCAAGCACGAGCGTTTCAAAAACACATGGAAAAGGTGGTTGCATTTTATATGCGAGAAGCTATTCGCAGTGACCGCACAACCGTGTATAATGCCCTTATAGATGCAGGGCATCCAGAACTGGCTGACGCAATAAGGAGATTATGACATGGCGATCACTCAAGCAATGTGCACATCCTTCAAGCAAGAACTTCTTGAAGCAGGGCACAACTTTAAAAACTCAGGAGGGCATACTTTTAAGATTGCTCTATATACTTCATCAGCAACATTAGGTGCATCCACAACTGGTTATGCTACTACAAACGAAGTTTCTGGCACGGGCTACTCTGCTGGTGGAAACACACTAACAAGAGTAGATCCTAGTACAAGTGGTACAACGGCGTTCACTGACTTTGCTGATTCAACGTTTTCAACGGCTACAATTACAGCAAACGGCGCTTTGATATATAACACCACAACTGGTGGTGGATCAGGTACAGTAGATTCTGTTATTGTATTGGCGTTTGGTGGCGATAAGACATCAACTGCTGGTGACTTTACTATTCAATTCCCAACAGCGGACGCGAGTAACGCTATTATCCGTATCGCCTAAACGGTAAAATCCGATGGCAATAATTGCGGGATGGAGTAGAGGTACATGGTCTCAAGGTACTTGGGGCGAATCCATTCCAGTTGTTGTTACGGGAGTGGCAGGGACAGGTGCGATTGGATCTGTTTCTGTTGTTGCGGAGGCTAGTGTTCCAGAGACAGGGCTGGCGGCTACAGGTGGCGTCGGCTCTGTTGTCGTTGCGGCTGCTGCAGATGTAGGGGTTACAGGCTCTACAAGCACAGGCTCTGTAGGTTCTGTCGTTGTTACAGGCACAGCAAATATTTCCGCAGCGGGATCTGCGGGTACGGGAGCCGTGGGATCACCGACGATTAGCGGTGATGCAATTGTTCCAGAAACAGGTATTTCGGCTACAAGTGCTGTTGGTAGTGTTACGGTTGCAGCGGAAGCGGACGTTGGTGTTACGGGTTCTGCTGCTACAGGTGGGCTAGATTCTGTAACGGTCACAGGTGCAGCCAACGTTCCAGAGACAGGTATTGCTGCTACAGGCGGCGTTGGAAGTGTCACAATAGACGCGGCGGCTGGCGTAGCGGTTACAGGCTCTGAGGCTACTGGCACGGTTGGCACGGCTACAGTTGATGCAGCGGCGAATGTTTCTGTTACCTCTGATTTTGCTTTTGTCAGAGGATNTGTNGGCACCGTCATTGCAGGTATTTCGGTAGAGTTTTTAACAACGGGATTGGCAAGTGCGACAAATGTTGGTAATGTAACGGTACAAGCAAACGCAGATGCTATCGTAACTGGCGAAGAAGTAACAGGAAGTATAGGAAATGTTAGGGTATATGGTCAAGTTGTTCCAGATCAAGTTCCGAATTTTCAACCGCCTGTACCCGGTACGCAGCCCGGCGATCCGCTATCTAGCCCTTCTTATAAGGAGCCTGAAGGAGCGCCTAGAGGTTTTGTTCCCGGTGATCGTTTACAGGCACCAGCATGGAAAGACGTAGCATAGGAGAAATACATGGCGAGTAGTTACACAACAAACTTTGCGATTGAAAAACCGGGTACTGGTGAGCAATCGGGTACATGGGGTACAACGACAAACCATAATTTTGATATTTTTGATCGGTTGGCTGGATATAAAAGCGTAACGGTATCTGGTGCAACACATACATTAACGGTTAGACCAAGCTCTCCTTCTTCTGGATCGAGCAATGCGTCAGACGGTATGTATCGTGTTATTGAGTTTGTAGATTCTGGTTCAGATCTTGGTAGCGATGTTACGCTAACAATAGCACCAAACACAACTCAGGCGTTTTTTATCTTTAAAAATTCATTAACTGCTGATAGAAACATAATTGTTACGCAGGGTAGCGGAACCAACGTGACAGTGCCGGGAACAGGAAAAGTAAGCATTGTATACGGTGATGGTGGCGGATCAGGGGCAAATATGATAAGCTTGAGTGACACTCTGGCAATGTCAAATCCTGAGATTACAGGTGGTGTAGCGACAGGATTGACAGACTTGAGCATGGCAGATGCTACTGCACAGGGCAAAGCTCAGACTGGTTTAAATGTAGACGCGGCGNGTACTGC